CTTCGGGGGCTGACCAAAACCTCATCGAGGTGGAGACCTGCTATCCGGTGCCGGTGCAAGTGGTGGCGGCTGCGGCTGATCTGGCTGCGCTCAAAGCCACGCTGGCGGCTCCGGGGGAGATCGCCTTCCTGCAAGCTTAACAACACCCTCCTGACTGAGCCTCCCCAGGTCTTACCTCCAACGACATCATTCATTCAATTCAAATATCTCATTCATGAAAGCTAACTATTCATTGCTTTACTTGCTGGCCGGGGCATTCGCCGGTGTGATTCAGCGGTTCACGTCCGACGGGCGTGTGACGGCTGCCAACTCGCTGCTCAAGCCGATCTCGGACATGAGCAGGCTGAACGATCAAGCCTTGCTGTTCGGGGCTCAGCCTGAGAATCTGGGTGTGGCCAATGGCTTCATTTGTGCTGCCAACGATGCCAACTTCGACTCCGCTCACCTGAGCCAGCCGTTGACGGAATACATCGTGGGTGCCACGGAGCAGGCGGATCTGCAAAGCATCCTCAACAGCCTGGCTCCTGACATTCCGGTGGGACGCTCGTTCACCTACCGGACGCACGACAACAAGGTGGACTTCCAGGATGACAGCGGTGACAATGGTGACATTCGCGAGATCGGTGGCGACTTCAAGCAGGTGCGCCGGACCGGTGCGCAGGTGGACGGCCGCACGGACAACAAGGGTCTGACGATGGTGCTGGACAACGACCAGGGCGGCAGTCTGGCGCAAGTGCAACAGCGTGCGGTGCTGAACCTGACTCAGCGTCTGCTGCGCTCTGAGCTGCGCCGGGTGATCACCTTGTTGGATGCCAATGACACGGCTGAAAGCTCCGTGAACTGGGGTGCTACGAACACCTCCGCTGATCCGGATGCCAACATCCTGGAAATGCTGGAGACGAGCGGTGACGCCCGCGGGCTGGACAGCAACGTGCTGCTCCTGGGCGGTGCCTGGGTGCGCCGGGTGCTGGCTCTGCGCCGGAGTGACAAGGCGGGTGCCTTTGCCACCGGAGCGATGACACCTGAGCAGCTGGCTGATTACTTCAACGTGGAACGCGTTGTGGTGATGAAGGCCCGCTATCAGAGCAGCGCCACGGCCAAGGCTAAGATCCTGACCAATGATGTCTATGCCTACTTTGCCCAGGCTGGCATGATGAATGATGACCCTTCCAACGTGAAGCGGTTTGTCACTCCAACGGATGCGGGTGGCTTGAAGGTCTATGTGGAGCAGCGCCTGAAGAAGACGCTGGTCTCTGTGGAGCACTACAGCCGGATCGTGTGCGCTTCCTCTCTTGGGATTCGCAAGCTGCCAACCACTTACACCTGAGCCTGACCGCTCGGGGTTTCAAACCCTGCTCATCGCCTGCGAGGGTGGTGGGCAGTCTTGAAACTGCGATCTCTTTAATACCATGAGCTGGACTGCTATCACTGAGGACAATCTCAATACTTCGAAGCTGGCTCCGTTGGTGGAGGCATTGCGCGAGTCGGCGTTGGCGACGGGGCAGGCAGATCCGGTGGATGCCATCGTGGCGAATGTGGTGGTTGAGGTGCGCAAGGCCATCGCGGCGGGGGGTGTGGTGGTGGACTCGGCGAGTGCGGTGACGATCCCCCCTTCCCTGATGCGGATGGCATGCCGACTGGTGCTGTGGGAGGCGAAGGGGCGGCTGGAGATCGACCGGAGCTATGATGAGAGCGATCACCGGGAGGATCTGCGCACGCTGGAGCGGCTGCGGAATGGCAAGGAAGCGGTGGAACCGCCGGATGAGGGGGAGGTGCAGGAGCTGAGCACGGGGGTGGCGAATGTGGTGGTGGCGAGCCGTGACCGGGTGGCGACGCGGGCGAAGTTAGACGGTCTTATTTAGACAGGATTGACGGGATTTTGGGAGGATTAACAGGATGAATGCCACTTTGATCATATCTCAACATGCGAAGCTGCGGGCCAAGGAGCGGCTGCGGTGGAAGCTGGCGACGCTGCAGCGGATGGCGGCGCGGGCGGTGGAGGTGGGGCTGGGTGCGGAGGATGTGCCTGCGGATGTGAGGCTGTATTTGGAGGCGCGTGATTCCCGCTTCAAACGCGATGACGAGACGCGCATTCATGGGGGCGTGGTGTTTGTGATCGAGCGCGAGACTCTGGTGACGATCTTTCCTTTACCGGCGGCTCTGCTGCGCCTTCTTCTGCCACGATGACTTTTAATCTTCCAACTCTGTTCAAGAGCGCGCTGCAATTTCTGCGGGAGAAGGTGCTGGTGCCGACTTCCTTGGGGAGTAAGGCGCTGCGGCTGGTGGAGAGCCGGATCAAGCGGCGGGCGATCTTTGCGGCGCGGCTGACTCAGGTGAAGGTGCTGGAGGTGATCAAGAGTGCGCTGGATGGGATGCTGAGTGGCACGATCAATCTGGCGGATGGGAAGCTGGCGATGCAGCAGTCTTTGGATGCGATGGGCTACACGCCGGAGGGCGGCTTTCCGGCAGATGCGCCGGGCACGGTGCCGCCTGCGGTGGCGGGGACGCTGCGGGATCTGCGCAGTGAGGAGCGCATGGAGCTGGTGCTGAAGACGCAGTATCGGGTGGCGGCGAATGAGGCGTTTGTGACGGCGGGCACGGCAAGCCGTGAAGCGGTGTTTCAGTTTCCGGCGTGGGAACTGGTGAGGATCGGATCACGTGAGGTGCCGCGTGGGCTGAAGCGGACGAAGGCGGGCATGGTGGATGATCCGGGGCAAGACTGGCCGAGCCGGTGGGTGGCCGCAGGTGGGGAGATCATCACGGGACGCATGGTGGCGCTGAAGGACAGTGCGGTGTGGCAGAATTTGGGTGATGGTATGGGCGGGTATGAGGACACGCTGGGCAATCCGTTTCCGCCGTTCGCTTACGGGTCGGGGTATGGAATCATTGAGATTGGCCGGGATGAATGTCTTGAGCTGGGTGTGCTGGAGGAGGGGCAAACGGTGAAGCCGGTGAACATGCCGGAGGCGGGCTTGGGCGAGGAGAAAGCGCTGGATGGGGTGAGCGATGAGACGCTGGATCTGTGGCGGGCGGAGAAGCTGCGCAGAAATCGCGGTGGGAAGAAGATGACGGTGGCGGAGCGGCTGGCGGCGCTGGGGGTGCCTGCTTCGGATTACATCACACTGACTCCGAAGCGGGAGGGCGAGGATGAGTCATGAGGCTGTCGATTGACATCGAGGCGGATGATGATGTGACGCCTTGGCTGGCGAGCATCGCACGGGACATTCAGGGTGGGAAGAATGTGAATGGGGTGAATGGGTTCATTGCGCGGAACGTGGGGAAGAGTGTGCGTGAGTATCTGGTGCGGGAAGCACCGAAGCGGCACAAGACGGCGGATCGGTTGGGAGGCAAACGCACGGGCCACCTAGAGCGTGGGGCTGAGGATGTGCAGGCGCGGCCTGATGAGAGCGGGATCATTGTCAATCTGCCGATTCCTGGGATCAGGCGTGCGTTTGAGGATGTGACGCTGCTGCCGATCCGAAGCCAGTTTTTGACGCTACCTGCAACGGGCGAGGCTTATGGGCGGCGGGCGCGTTCGTTTTCGGATCTGCGGTTTGTGCCGTTCAAGCGTGGTGCGGTGCCTGCTTTGGTGCGCAAGGTGGATGGGAAGATGGAGGTGCTGTTTTGGCTGAAACGCAGTGTGTTTCAACGTCAGGATAGGACGCTGCTGCCGAGTGATGAGGCGCTGCTGCAGGCGGCTGAAGAGGGTGCGGAAGAGTATTTGGATTTCAAACAAAACGAGAGGAGACCGACGACATGAGTGAGCTGGAAGAACTGCAACAAAACATCGAGCACTTTTTGCTCTCGGAACCGGCGCTGCAATATGTGAGTGTGACGAGCATTCGCCCGCGTTCGGCGGGGAGTGCGGCGCAGATCCAGACGAAGATCAGCGAGGCGCTGAAGGGGATGCTGAAGAGGAATGGTAAGGCGGGGTTGGCGGCGATTGTGACGATGCCGGAAGTGGGTGAGGCGGAGGCGCAACTGCCGGGGGTGAATGGGATGCTGCAGGTGAAGATTCAGGTGATCGAGAATGTGCTGATCAACATGGGTGCGAGTGGGACGGAGATGTCTTGCGAGGACGTTGCACTGCTGATTGCAGGGCTGCTGCAGCACCGGAGCTTTGATGGGGTGCGGGCGCTGATGGCGCGGGGCGCGCTGCTGGTGCCGGTGCCGGATGAGCTGATGAAGGGCAATGTGACTTATGACGTGCTGCTTTCGGTGCCGTTTGGCCAGCCGCCTCCGACGCTGGTGGCGACTCCGTCGATCTCCCAAGCGGCGGGCACGGTGACGATGAGCTGTGCGACATCGGGGGCGGCGATCTATTACACGCTGGACGGGAGCTTTCCGGGCTCGGGGAATCCGGCGGCGGTGCTGTATGCGGCTCCGGTGGTGTTTGCGGCGGGGACGTATGCGGTGCGGGTGGCGGGGCACAAGACGGGGCTTTCGGCGAGTCGGGAGCTGAGGGGGACGATCACGGTGAGTTAGACAGGATTGACGGGATTTCTTTGTTTTGAACGATAAAACGCAGACACCGACATGAGCGCGACTGACTCCAATACCACTCCTGGCAAGACCGCTCATGGCGGTTGTTCTGCCGTGCCTTGTTCGCCTTGCATGGTGGACATCAAGCGCCCC